TTCTCGCACCTCAAGAAGGAATGCGAGAACAATGACAATACGGCTTACAAGAACATGGCCATCTTGAAGAAGTACATCCGTTTGGCCTACAAGGATGGCTACATCGACGAGAACCCTTTCGATGATTGGAAAATCCGGAAGGTAAAAACCAACTGTGTCTATCTGGCCGAAAACGAACTCAACCTCCTGATTGACCTTTATAAATCCGGGGAACTGGAATACCCACTGCACCGGACATTGGAATTTTTTCTATTCCTGTGCTTCAGTAGTCTGCACATCGGCGATGCCAAGCATCTCAAGTTGGAGCAGTTCAGTCCTACCACCTTCACCTACTATCGCATCAAACTCCGAAACTCAAAGCCGGAACCGATTGTCGTGCCTATCTCCCAACCCCTCCAGATGCTGATGACGAACATCGTCGGCACCCGAAAGAAAGGTCCAATCTTCGAAAAGCTCCTACCCGATCAGACTATGAACCGATACCTCAAGGAAATTGCATCCATTGCCGGCATAGACAAAGCCATCACCCACAAAGTCGGCCGACATACCTTTGCCACGCTCTATCTCCGCAAGACAAAGGATATCGCTGCACTGAAAGAAATCCTCGGCCATTCTGACATATCCGAAACGCTTATTTATGCCCACGTCCTTGAAGAAAGCAAACTAGAGGGAATTAAATGTTTCGATATGTTCAGTATATAAGAAGTAGAATATTGAAATCTACTTAAAATCTACCGCACTGACAACGAAGCTCTCCGTTTCCGTACATTTTTTCTGACATTGGCCAAGTCACGCACAATGGTTTCTGCCATAACTTCGGAGTAGAGTTGCGTAGTGGTAAGCTTCGAATGTCCTAAGATGCGCTGCACGGTTGTTATCGGTACCCCTTGGTGGCACAACAGCGTCGCGCAAGTATGTCTTGCTGTATGAAAGGTGGTTCTCGTCTTTATCTTGGCCAATTGCTGGAGCGTGGCTAAATGTCGGTTGGTGTCGGCATTACAACCGATTTTAGAAAAGGCACTGACGGACGGGTATCGCTGGAGGACTTCCAATGCACGTCCATCAAAAGCTAACGAAAGCGGTATTTTTACGTCATACCCCGTTTTCTGCGTCTTGATGACGAGCCATGTCTGCCCATTCTGTTTCAAAATGTGCTCGTCCCTAAGGTTGCGGAAGTCCGAGAAACGTAATCCGGTGTAGCAACAGAATAGGAACGCATCACGTACATGGGCAAGCTTTCCCGTTACCTTAATATTCTCCATTTTCTTCAGTTCTGCCGGATGTAAGAAGCGATGTTCTACCTTTTCGTGCTTGATGTTGTACGATCGGAAAGGATCTGCATCAGCCGACATATAACCTGCGGAGATAGCTTCATTGACCAATGTTCGGACATTCTGTAGATGTTTGACCACAGTGTTAACGGCAGCGCCCCGTGCCAACAGCCAAGCTTCGAAATCCTTTAGGAAAGAGCAAGTCAAGTCTTCCCAAACATAACCAGGCCGAAATTCAATCATCATGGCCAGCGTACCACGAAGATTACACTTGGTACCGGCTTTTCGGTTGCTTGAATCAATCACGGCATGGGAAAAAGAATCGAATGAAATATCTGCTGTCCGTTTTTTCTTAACCGCATCCTTAAGTTGGGCCAGTGTTGGAATAATACCACGCTTCCACAGGGACAACTCGAATCCCTCCAAATTGAGAATGAATTCGTATATCCAGGCATTGAGTTCGATAGCATGTGAATGGTTGATAATAGTGGATGTACCTCCATCCCATTCAGTTGGACGGACATATATACGAGTACTAAAGTATACCTTACGTTTGTTCAACGAGGCTTCAACCTGAATAAGTGCAGCACCTTGTTTGTTGAGTTGCCGCTTGCGGTTATAAACTAAACGATATCTGATTTTTTGCATGATGGTATGATTTAAGGTTTGTACAAAAATAATTTTTACGAATGATTTTAGAAATAAATATGCGTGGCCGGAATTTTCACTTCAAATAAATTATGGAAACTTGCCTCATATAACAACGATGGATTGGATTTAAATGGTGTAACAGGGTCTTGTATGATATATTTTATCAATGGTTCTAACGCTCCAGAGAGTTACACGACAGGTTGTTGTTTGCAATTTGCTTACGGCTCTTCGTATAAAATTCAGTTTTATTTAGGAAACAGAAATTGCTATATAAGGATATTTTCTGAAGGAGGTTGGGCGAGTTGGACAAAGATTACAAATTGATTTAATCAACGACTAAACGTGTGTATCATATACAAGTTCGGCCACGTATCTTTATCCTTACATTAAGGTGTGTAGATATATTTGCGTGGCCGAACAGTTATATAAAACAAATGAATATGACGGAAACCTTAATGATGCACCTGTTGGATTTGTGTATTCTGGTCAGTTGATGTTGTGCACAAACAAGCCAAATGAAATCAACATTGAATCAAGAGGATTAATCATTTCTATCGGGAACTCTTATTATGGTAGAGCATCTCAATTAATTGTTGTTACGAGCGGTAGAGTCGGTATATGGTATAGGTGGTTGGGAGATACTTGGACTTCTTGGACTAAACTCGTGTAAATCAACATAGGGGAGTATCATGTGATACTCCCTAGACAACAAGACTAGAGCATATATTAAGTTAGGGATATTCCTGTTAACGTACTCCAGTCTATATTAGAGGTTACAGGATATAATGATTGAGATATAATGGTAACTCCAAGATTATTTGAAGACGAATCATCATATTTCATATACACCTCAATTCTATTCTCTGTGATTAGATTATTTGCAAATTTAACCGAGCTTGGAAGTTCGCCTAATATTTGATGATTAATTTTAATAAGCGAGTTATTACCCAATAAGACAGAAAATGTTATTAAAGCAGAGCTGTTTTCGTTACCGACAATTATTGCACTCGTCTGTCTCTTCCATTTAGGGCATTCCATTATTTCAAGAATAGTTCCTCCATTGATGCTTTCACCAAAAATATCATGTTTACTTCTAGGCATCTGTTCGGCCACAACACCTTGGAAGATTTGGCAGAAGCACTTAAACCTCTACTTGGATTATCGTAATATATACTGGGGCGCACGTGCGCTCCAGTATTAAATAAGGACAAAGCTTTCTCTTTCGTCCACGCAAATTACTTTTCATCCCATTCACTCCAACTAGCACCAGTATTAGAGCTGTAACGAAAAAATAACCTACTCTGCGTAACTGCCATAAATAATTGAGTGATATATTCACCATACTTAAACACCACCAAAACACCATATTGAAGAGGTGTATTTGTTGATGTTGAACCAACTCTATATATCCCTGAAAATGTTGCACCATTAGCATCTTCGGCAGTTGATTGAGTCATAAATGGGAATAGCTTACTTGTAGTCATTTGTCCGGCCACGCAATTTAATCCTTACACCATGTTGTGTAGATAAATTTGCGTGGCCGTTTCCTTTGCTACGCTCTGGATGACAATATGATAGGCGTTTTTAATTTTGACACAGCCTCATAAGTTTCTTGTCACTCAACCAAAGTTATGTCCGTATATGTATCATCTATGGAACTGTCGGGTATGGCAGTCATAAGTTTTTGAATATATGTTGACCCAGATAATACGAAACAACCTGTAGTTGGATAATATTGAGTTCTATATAAAACAACCTCAACGGTACCATCTGAGTTTATTCTGTATTTAATCGGATGAATCTTTTTACCTAGTATCGGTTTTAGTTTTGCGTCAAAAACACCTGCAAGAGTACGTGATATAGACAACAGATAGATACTTGTTTCTTGTCCCGATGCGTTATTATCTGCGATAATACACGATATAGTAAAATTCGCGATACTTTTTACTGAAAACAACTTAAGTGAGGAATTAAAATTTCCTTGGCCGAAAGAGTTAGCTTTAAGCAGGCTATTTGCATCTGTATTGTTTGCCCCTATCTGTTCGGCCACAACTGGTGCAATGGCTTGACAAAACACGTTCATTTTCATCTTCACGGGCGTTCCATCCGCCAATTGAAGTTCAATGTAGCGTGTGGCATCATAGTCCGTTTTGATGGACTTTCCTGCATTCTCGGCCTTGTTCTCCGCCGATTCAGCGTCCAACACTTTGTTGAAGTTGTCCTTTATGGCATTGGCCATCTGAAGGCCAGTCATACCATCCACTAAGTTTTCAAGTGCCATATTTGTCAAGCGTTAGGGTTATGAACTACGATCATCACATCACCATTGGCCACCATCTGGCGCACATCCTGGGCAAAATTATAAACCGCCATCATCACAGGCATGTATTCTGCGTCAGCCATACCGGCGCGGTCAATGGCTACACCGTTCACATCGCTCCAACTCGCCAATTTCTGAGCCTTTTCGTCATTCGAATCGGTAGACGATTCTACCGAACGGGCCATAACGACACCATTGTGGATAGCTTTCACGGAATTGTCCGGATACACATGTACTTCGGCTGAAATGTCATAAGTACGGTCGGCCACATCTTCGTTGCTGATATTCACCACGGAATATACCAAATCTTTTGTCTTCATTTTAAATGTCATTTAAATGTTATTTAATCAATACATTAGCATCCATGTCAAGCACGTTGTCGTAACGGAACACGCCATCAGACAACAACGTACCCGATGCAGGTGGATAAATTTTCGTCACCCCAGCATAGAGCGCACGGGTCGAATGTTTGTCCACCACATAGATGCATTTCTCTTGAATGGCTCCGGATTGCCACATCGACTTATATTCAGCCAATGTCACATACATGACGGAACCATCACCAGCTACCACCGCATTTGCCCGTTCAGCTGCCGCATCGGCATTGTCCGCAGCCGTGTTGGCCTTGGATATGGCCGCTACCGTCGCTGCCGTTGCCGAATCAGCCGTAGATGCTGCATTGTTGGCGCGAGCTGCTGCCGCATTGGCATTGTCGGTTGCTGTACCCGCCTTGACAATTACTAATTCGCACTCCCCTATCTTGAGGTTAACATCCTTGGTCAACAGCGTCAAAGGGACACGAACCGTCTTCTCTACACCACCAAGCGACTGTATGGATGGAAGTGATGTGACTCCCTCCAACGTTGTCGCCAGTTCGATGTTACCCGCCTTCATAGCAGCTGTCTTTAAGCGCTCCAGAAATACGGGCATCGCGTAGGCACAGAACGCCTCAAGTTCCGCCTGGTTAGTTACGTTGAACATGATTACCTCCTTTCTTATTCTGAAAGAATTTCAGCGATACATTTCGGTGCATTCTCATAAATGAATGCTACTTCAGCATCGGTGAACTTCGACCTCGGTTTGAGTGAAGTTATAAGGTAGTCGGGGGCTTCTTCATAGCTGAGACTGCCACATTCAGCATCGTTCTTGACGATTTTTCCATAAATTTTGGTGCCATTGGCATCTGTCGTTTTTTGGAACTTAATAAAAGTGACCTCACTGACAGCGAGCGGTTCGTAAGTAACCGTTGAATTTGTTGTTTTTTTCAGCATAACAATTTGTTTTTAATTAATGAATATTTTGCTCTATCACATCTACCACTTGCCCATAGGCTCCAGCCGACATTTTCTCATGGCAAATGCCTTTAATCAAGGTACCATCTTCTGTCGTCATATCAACAGATTCAGGATGTTCTGAAATCCGCATACAAAGGCTGTACGACTTATATTTCTGCTCATCAGACAAAGGAACACCCTTCATCGTGTTCGCATTGTACAGATGTAGACAGACCTCTTCATTCATCCGGATTTCTTCACCGCTTTTCTTTAATAGCGGCTTCCGGTCAAAGCCCACAATGGGCCTGTTGAAATTCACTTTCATAGCATCACATTTTAACTGGTTGTAACTGGTTCAAAAATATAGCCTAGTGTCGTGGAACCGTACCCCACGCACTTGCATCGGATAGCCGACTTGGCAGGGACGGAATTGGAACCGGCCAATAACGTCACGCCATACAGATTCACCTCAGCATAATTGTTGGCATTGTACACGAAGAATTCCGCACCATAGGCCGTTTCCGGCAAGTGACAATAAGAAGGTAGACAACCTTCGAAATCCTGGCTTGTGTTACGAGCCAGATAAACGCTGTTTGAATGGACAGTCGAATAACTGTTGCAAATGTACCAATACCCGTCATAATTGACATGGTTCATTTTATAGGCAGAAACATATTCGAAATCACCCTTCAAAATACCACTGATAATCACATTGCCATTCAAGTTGATTTTCGAAGCATCAATGGTAATGCTCTCCGAGCTTTGGTTGATGGCCGAGATGATACCGTCCTTCTCCACTCTCATCGAGATTTGGGTAGAATGCACGTCAATCCGTGCTTCTGCTGTTGATACCCGACCGGATAAGGTGTCAACCGTCGTCTTGGTCGCATAAACGGACGTGGCGTAGGATGTCGTGACAAGTCCGGAAGTATTGGTCAGATTACCCTCTGAATCAAAGCTTGCGACCACCGTTGAAATCTTGTCCTTGTTCTGCAAGATATAGCTTGCGCTCTCTTGTTGGTCCGTAACATCCTCCCACGAATTGGAATCATCATATCCTACATACCGATAAGTATGTCCGGAAATGAAATCACCAGACGTAGATGTACAATGCCAAACAGCTCCCACATGTTTATATTCGGTACCGCCCGGCCAAGACTGCCAAGGATTGTTTGACTGGTCATACACCTCGGCATCAGCGGCAGATTCAGCAATGGCTGCAACTGTTTCAATCCTTGACTTGGCAGTAGCCAAATCACCCTGCACCGTAGTGACAGCCGAGCTTATGGATGTAACGTCAACCCGCAATTCGGAAATACTGGCCGTATTGTTGTCGGAGTAACCCTTGAGTGTATCCTGTATGGCCTTGTATGCGACTTCAACCGCATTCTCAAATTCGCCCAAGCGTGTGTTATATGTATCGAAACTTGAATCTACGCTCTGCTTCTCGTTTGCCGTAGCCTTACCGTCGGATATGGCGGCATTGATTGCACTGAAAAGACCGGTGACCGCTGTATCAAGGTTGGTTTTTGCCGTATATAATGCCGTCTTGGGCGAACCGCTCAAATAAACATTTGCATAGAGCTTGGCATATGTAGCATCAACGGCAGATTTGGTATTCTCCACCGTATTGATGTATTTCTCAATGGCAGTAGCTTCTGCCTCCGCGATGATACCGTCGGCAAAGGCACCGTCAACGTAATTGGAAAGGTCCGAAACGGAAGCCTCGTTGGCGGAAACGGCCGTCTGCAAGGATGATGCCTGAGTATCGAGAGATTTCAGACGGGTGGCATGGTCATTGACCTGTGCGGCATAAAGAGTGATGTTGCTTTCCGCCGCATCGATGCGTACGCCCAATTTCGTAATGGACCCCTCCATCGTGTCAACCTTGTCCGCATAGATGGAAATCCGTTCTTCAGCTGCATCCAAGTCAATGCCCAACTGAGTCACCGTACCTTTGACATTGTTGATGTTCGTACCCAACAACCGGATGTTGGTGGCGGTCTGTTCAATGCTCGTTGAAACCTCGGACTTGAATTCAGATAAGGGGTCGGCTGTCAACGACAACAACGACACATACATGTCGCCCGTATAGGAAAGGATGAAGTCGCCTACACCATCCCATGTGCCCGACACCTGTATCGTCTGCCAGTCATTGGACTTTTCGATATTACGCTGAATGAAAGGCAGTGCCCCGAGTTCTGAGGAAGCACCCTCGAAACCCATTGTCATGACACCACTTGTCCGTGCCAACAGCTTGACGGACAGATAGAGCTTATCCCTCACTTCGGTATAATCTTCTGTTGTATCGGTATTGGACGTTACATACTCCTTATGAGTACCCGGTTTACGGATAGATGCATTCGCCTGGGCTATCCCGGCATTGCGTAAGTGCAGCATATTTCGACCCTCACATTCTTCAATGGCGGCAATTTTGTCACCTATGGCCATGATAGAACCATTGACCAACAAGGCATCGTCACCCATGTTGATGAATTCAGAAGCATCATCAGTAGACCAACCGTTTAGATTCTCCGTAAAAGATGCATTGAAGAGGAAATTGTCTTCTTCTGTAATGTCATAAGTCAACTTTGAAAAATGTGTGGCAAAAAGCCCAGCCAACATCTCAATCTTGGAATCCAACGATTCGCCGGTACGGCGCAACCGGAAATCACCCACACCATACAAGTTAATGAGATAGGCGCCGAAGGACTCCAGCCACCCAAACAGGTGATGATAGATACCCTCAAGATTCCCAATGCGGCCTTTGTGTGCATTGTCAGGATCTGTCTTCAATCCGTATGCGATATCCATATATGGAGTGGATTCTCCCACCGTCATCAGCTGGATGATGCCCTTGCGTGTCGGGTCGGAAAGATTGTCCCAACGGACGAAGGTATCACCCTTGGCTATCAAGGACACGTCGCCCCCCTCCATGGTAGTCGTGAAGTTCTTGAACGTCACCCAATCCAACCGGTCTTCGCCCAAGGACATATCACCGACACCCACACCGGTAATGACCAGTTCGTATTGTTTGGTGATGTAATATCCGTTGTCTTCAGACGGCATGCCATTGTATTGCTGTACAACGATGCAGTCGTCAACCCGGAAAGGATTGTACAGCTTGCCATTCTGCGTGTTGAGCCACACACGCCCGGTTATCGGGTCGTAGTGGTCCACCTCCAGCATAGCCGTAAACACCCGGTTGTCGTTCTCTCCGAGTAATTGGGAAACGACAAATTCAAATACACGAAGCGTACCTCGCACAATCAGATCGTCGAGTTCACCCACAGCCTTGGTCTCTTCCACTCCAGCCGCATTGATGTACTTCTTCAGCTGCATCGCCCAGCCCTTGCCGGTCATAAAACCCGATATGAAATCCTTGGAAGAAAGGTTTCCCCGGAACTCGGAATCACCATTCACCTGCAACCGGCCCAATTCGGCCAAGCCATCGGAGTGCAGCTTGCTGCCATCCTTGCCGCCAGCGGCATATAATCCCGCTTCGAGTCCGGCTAGAAATTGAATCAGGAATTTAGTGGAATCCGGAATATCCTTACGAAGATACCTTTTATCAAGAGTGTTCAGGTCCAACAATCCATCCAGCAATGCATTGAAAGCATCCGCTACCTTCTTCCAATTCCTGTCCAATTTCAGACGTACATCTCTACCAGTGTCCTGTTGGCCGTTCCAAGGAATAATCGGCTCGAAATCCAGATTAAGCGTTATCTTGTTATTTTCAGTTTCTTCTGCCATATTAGTTCAACTCAAGCATGATACCATTAAACTCTAGCAGCAAAGGCTGCCAACATGTTTTCTCTTCGAGTGTATCCATGTCCACGAAGTTCAGCAGATAGTCATTATAGCGGGTACGCTCTTTTCGGTTGCCGGCACGGAGTTTGGCATGTTCCACGGTCACTATTCCATGACTTTTGTTCTTGTCTATGGAGTAGCTCATGAAGCTGAAGGAAAAAGTCTGTCCTTTGTCCGTCAGCACCTTCATCTGTCTTATCGCTTCAAATACATTCATGGCACGAAGATAACGGCACACATCCATTCAAAAAAGGACAAAAAAGACCGCCCACCCTCACGGGTAGACGGGAAATTAACTGAGTTACAAAAATCACTTCTTCATCCAATGATATAGAAGATATGCCAATATTAAATAAAAGATTATCTTGCCGTTCTTAGCTTTCGGGGCAGGTTCTTCTTCTTTTTCCTCTGTCTCTTCTGAAGCCTCGGTC